GTTAACATACCTAGGTTAGCTGCTGTAGTCTTACTGTTAAGATCTTTTAGTGCAGCTAAGGGTCCAACGATACCAGTTTGGTTAGATGCTTCGCTGATAATACTTCTAGATTCTGCTGCACGACGGGCACTTTCTGCTCTTCGAGCAGCAATTCCCGCAGCTGTGAGTCTACCAGGAGCAGCATTTTGCTGAGCGTTTAGACGTTCTTCTGTGGCGATATACTCCTCGTTAGCCTTTTTAGCTTCACGAATAGCACCAGCCAACTGACGATAAGTACCTGCCAGATTAGTTTGTTTAGCACCTAGCTTGTCCAGTTCACTTAGTTGTTTTTCACTAATATCTAAGATATCAGGAGTGGCAAGAATCTGCTTAGCACCTTTGCTAATGTCTCTATTTGATTTTGCGATTCTTTTTAAATTGTCTGCAGCCTCATCTACACGAGCTGTTTTAATTTCTGCAATAGCATCTAGTTCTGCCTTAACAGTTTTAGCTCTAAAAGCTTGTTCTGTATCAAGTGCTGATTTTGCTAATACAGCACGTTCGGAAGCTACTGCTCTGGAACGTTCCGCTGTAGCTTCTAGACCTTTTCTGTATTCTCCAAGAGCAGGAATAGCTTGACGAACTAGCGTAACACCTAATCCGGCCATAATAGCAGTCAGTGCGGTAGGGCTAGAGCTTAATAAATCTACTATAGGACCTAACGCTTTGTTAACACCTGCTAAACCTGTTTGAGCAATATCTTTTAAAGTTGCTAGTAATTTTGCATATGGGTTAGTAGGAATGTCAATTTCAGAGAATTTCTTTTGACCTTCCTCTAGAACTGCGTTAGCGAATGCTTGACGACGTTCAAAATCAGTAAGTGCCGCAGCAGACTTACCAATAGACTTAGCATAGTCGTCAGTAGCTTTACCTACTTTAGTAAAGATACCTAATTCGTCTAATAGTTCGGGTTCTAGTTTGGTAATACCACGAGTTAGACGCGATACAGCATCACTCATGTTAACACCAAGAGCTTGTGAAGCGTTCTTAGCTACTTCACCAAGCTGAATAAATTGTTTTTCACTAAGACCGCTAGAAATAGCCTTAGTAGTAGCTTCCATAGATTCACGAAGACTAATTGCGCCTCCGCTAGCATCTGCGAAACGTTTTGCTAAAGTTCCTAGTGCTACACCGCTTGCAGCGCCTAGTTGGTTAAGACCTTCCACCATGTTGGTGGTATCCATTGCGTTACTTAGCGAACGGAAAGCTGCACCAACAGCGAATAAGTTAGCTGCGTATGTAGCATATAAACGAACTAAACCGCCTAAGCCTTGTGCTTGATTGGCAAAGTCACGACCTGCTGCACCAGTGCCTACAGAGCCGCGCACTCTACCATATTCTTCATTCTCTTTGGCTCTTAAGTTAGATAGAGCTGTTTGAGGGGCTAGTGCTTGCTGAGCTAATTTAGTTGTTTTTCCAAGTTCGGCATTTAACGTCTTTGCTTCACCTGTTTTTTGTTTTATTGTCCCAGCATCCTGCAGTGACATGTTGATATTAATACCAGCCATGCGTTCTCCCCAATAAAGGTTTAGTGGCTTTATAAAATTATTGGCAATTTTCTAAATCTATAACATTATACCACGGGGGCAAACGTATGTCAACCCAAATTTTTACTAACAAAAAAGCCCGCAAGCTTTACGGCTTAGCGGGCGTAGTTGTTGGAGGGGCTGATTTCTTATTTAGAGAAATGCGTACAGAATCGATATGATTTATAAGTACGAAAATTTCACGAAAATCTTCAGGTTCTACTCCTAATAAAGTAAGTACTTGAATGAAGTTATGTTTAACCTTACCCAAATACTGTCCACTCATTGGTTCCCACTCATCTTGGAGCTGGGTGTAGACTGAGAAAGCAGCCTGTACTATTAGAGGGAAATCCATTGGCTCTAACGGTATTTCTTCTTCCACAGGTTCTGTACCGAGCATCTCACACATTTCAAAGTAGGTATCTTTCTTCATACCTACTTCTTGATTTTGTAAGAATCGATACAGCATGTCCTTTAGCTGGACTGTTTGCTCTTCGTAAAGTTTCCCAGATCGTTCACAATACCACTAACAAAGTTATCAATGGCACTAGAATTCTTCACTAGATATAGTGCGTTTTCTGGTGAGAAGGCTAGAGTATCGTCTGGATCAATACCTTCTAATTCTACGGGAGCTAGTTGTTCTAAGTAGCTAAACTTGAGACCTTGCCATCCTAGCAGTGTTTGCTCAGTGAATAGCTTCAAGAATAGTTCTTCATTAAATTCTTCGCTAACATGACGACCGCCCTTAAAAGATTGGGTAGTAGCCTTCTTGCGAATGTTTACGGTGGCTTCACGTGATAAGAACGCTAGATCTAGTTTAAAACCTTCTAGGCCTGGGAAGTCAACGGTAACCTTCTTGCTTGGAGCAATCAGAGTTTTTAGTGATACAGCATTAGACATGTATGAACCTTAAATAATTATTGTATGGTAAAAAGAGGTGCTGGAGATCAACCCAGCACCCGTAAAGTTAACTATTAAGCTACTGCGAAGTATCTTACAGTTAATTCATTAGCTTCTTCGATGTTGTAATCAGCACCGGTGTAGCTTTGCGCAGTAAAGTCGATCTGAGTAGATACAACTTGTTCTGTATTGATAGAAGGTAGAGATAACATCGCACCTGGTAGGTATAGTTCTACACGAGGGGTACCTGCACCACCCATCTTCATGGTCATAGTGTACTTGGTATCCTGGGCACTAGCACTACCCGCTAGAATAGCTGCCATCAGTTCAGAAGTGTGATTGGTGCTGGAACCGCTACGTAGGTATGCAGTTACGTTACCTTGAACACTACGAGTACCAGTAAAATAGGTAATTGGAGTGTTAACCACGCCTAGGTTGGCTGGAGTTAGGTAGGTTAGGTTGTTAGAGATGGTTAGAGTACCACCAGTAATAGCGATATCGTACTGAGTACCGGAAGAAGCTGCAAGACCTTCAAACAGAGTCATTACGGATAGCTTATTAGCGATGTATTTAGCTGCAACGTTCTTAGGCTTGAAGGTGAAGCTGGTCAGAGTTTCGCTAGTTGTAATTCTAGTACCCTTACCTGCCCACTGAATTGCCGCGATAGCGTCAATACCGAAGTCAATAGTTGCTGAATCTAGCGCACAGTTCTGAATAGTGTACTGTACGGAATCCATGTTGATGATAAGAGCAAATTTCTGTAGTTGGTGAACGTTGGAGTTCGCAATAGAGAAAGATGCTACAGTGGTAGGAGTAGAAGCATGTGCTGTTTCAACCCACGCACCACCGGAACCGATAGCGCCCACACCCATCAGAGCGTTCCACAGAGCGGATTCTTCTGCAGTAATGGTATCAGTTGCTCCGCCTTCGTTGTAGAACGGACGGATATATGTAGAGAAGGACCAATCAACAGGCTCAAGAGCGGTGTTGTAACTACGTTGGCCACGGTTAGGGATAGGGCCAGCTTCGTTCAGGTTAACGGTTTCAGTAGTTGTATTTTGGGTGAAAGCTAGACCTTCTAGAACTTGTAGTTCGAAAGTGTTAGATGCACTGCAACCAGCGAAATCTACCGCATCGCCGATAAGGCTGGTAGTAAAGTAAACTTTACTATTACGAATTAAATTTACTGCCATAATCTTTCCTTTATGATTTTGGTACTGATTAGCAGCTTAACAAGACTATTATCTGTCGTATTGCTTCTTAGTACCATAGCGTTTACAGAACCTGGTAACGGACCTGTAAGTTGATTTCACCGACGCCAAAAGGAGCTAAAAGCCCTTCGTCGGTTATGATAGACTGTACTAAAATTTCAGTAGTCTCATAATTATTTTCTGTGTCATAAACTAACACACGGTTAGCATCCACACATTTTTCGCAATCTTCTAGTAAGGCTTCAAGGTCTTCTTGACAGTTATCGCCCTTAGTATAAATCTTCAGGCAAATGTTTAAAAAGCCCCAAGTAAACTCGGCAGGATGATACTCTCTAATCTCATTCCCTGGAGTTGCATAAACTGCAGGGAATTGATTAATTTCGTCCCAGAACTTAAGTTTGTTATCTGCATTACCGTACAGGTTAATGTGATAAGGTGCCTCACCGTCAATTAGTTTTAGTTTTTCTACTAGTGCTTTAACGATGGAAGTTCTTCTACTCATACAGCTACCGATCTTAAACGATTAGCTACTTGCTTGGAGGCTATTTCACGAATAGACTTAGCAATTAACAATTTAGGGTCACGTGACCTAGGAGTTTCTTGTCTACCACCTGCGGAGAATGTTGCATACGGGTTTTTCATATAACTGTAGAACACAGTTATCATTCCAGCACGACTTTCACTCAAACGCTCAACTTTCGCTGATTCCGCGAAGCGGCCAGAGCGCAGATTTAGGATATCGGCTCTAGAGCCATTACCCATGTTCTTCTTAACTTGTTCAACTAACCCACCATTTAAGACAGATAGAAGACTAGTTAGGTTTTCTGTTTCAACGTTTTTTGCAGATGCAGTAGCTAGCGCAGCTGCTTGCTTAATACCGTCAGCTAGTTTTTTAATTTTAGCCTGGGCTGCCTTATTTGCTGCTCTATATTTAGTAGTATCTACTTTTCTAGATCCACTGTGTACCTTCATGCGAGGTACTGAATACTTTATATTTGGCTCTTTACCAGTACGAATTACTTTTTCAATGTGTTCTTCTAGAATTTTTATGTAACTAGGAGAACCTTTAGAAGTAATAAGCTTTTGAATAAAGCCGTCTTCTGTAGCACGTTTTCTGAAATATTTGTCGATCTCGACGTAATTCCTAGGGTCGAAGTATCTACGAAGAGCATTAGTAACTGGTGCAGATGCAACTCCTGAAGCTCTATTAACTTCTTCAGGTTGCATTTCTACAATGTATTTATACGGATTCTTAGAGTAAGAGGCGTATAAATCAAAGTCTAAAGACTTAATATTGGAAGAATCTAAGTCTTCCTGTCTTAATTTTGCAATTAACCCCTCTAGTACAGGCAGTAGCAATTCTTTAGTTTGCTGTGCTGCGTTACTAGCCATTAGGTTAGTTTTAGTTTGTTCTGCTACATTAGTAGCAATTGAGAACACGTGTCCTTTCTGATAAAAGTCAGAAATTCTTGCTTCTCTTTCGTCGCCTGTTTGTTTATCAACTACACTAACTTTAGGTACAGAGTCGAAGCCCTTCTTTAGCACATTGCTAATACCTTTTTCAAAGTCTATAACTGGGAAAAACAGTGAGTTATCTTTTCTTACTACGATTTCGGATCTAGCTACTGAAGCTACTAGGTCATTTCTGATTTTTAGTAGCTCGTTCTTTTTTAAGGCACGACCAGCTAACTTTGCCCCGATATCAGCAATATCTTTCTCTGTAATCAGAAAAGAAGTTTTTTGCTTAGTTTGTTCGGAAGGACGTAAATCCGTAGCTGTTTGAATAAAGATACTTTTAGTGGATCGTTTAAACCAATCCATGTATGCTTTATCTCGAATTACTGCCTTAAAATCTCCAATACTCACGTATAGTCCCCTTTGTACAGGTCTAAGATTCTACGAATATGAGCTGGTAGAGACGTAGTAGTAATATACTCAATTTGTACTGAGTTAGTACCAGGAGCCTTAGTAGAGTGTACTGCTGCGTCGTTTTGACGATAGTACGTAATCAAGTCTAAAACTGCAAGTTTTAAGTCTGGTGGTAATACCTCGTAACCAGCATTATAAGTTACCTTATAACCACGTAGTTGACGTAAAAACCCTCTAGAACTTACTGAGTAAATATACTCTCCATCCTGTACCCAGTCTACAAATTCTTCTAATTCAGTGTAATTTTGACCGAAATCTGAGCTGTATTCCACGCTATTAATCGCTAGAACAGGACCTTCCTGTAAGATCAGCATCATCTGATCACCATTGAAGTACTCTTCTTTAAATTCGTCTACATAGTCTACGAATGTACGATTACAGTATGTTTTTACTAAAGCACTAACTTTAGGAATCAGCGAATTTATTTCAGCATCATGATTAGGATTGGTCAGACTGGCGTAAGCTTTGTATTCGCTTATCGTTACTAAATTAGCCGCCATTGTTATTCCTTTTTCAACGTTTTTTATAGGTACCCATCTAGTAGATACCTATAAAAAACGGGGCCGAAGCCCCGTTCTTAAGCTATTAAGCTACCCAACGGAATGTGGATACGCCGTCGCCCAGGTTGGACGTTAGCTTGGTCATACCGGTACGTAGGCTAGCTACGAATACCTTCTTCTGATCTTCAACCAGGTCTTGGGTATCAACACGAAGACCGCGTTGGCTACCTACGATGAAGTTGCTGGTGTTGAAAGCAATAGCACCAATGTTGGTTGCTGCTGTTGGTGCACCTGCTGCCTTGCTTGGGAACTGTGCGCTTACTAGCACTGGGCTGTTAGCGATAGAACCAATTTGGCCGGTTAGAAGAGTTGCACGATCACCGATCTTGTCAACAGTCTGGAATACTGGATCTTCTAGAAGATCGTAGTAAATGTCAGTGGACACGATGTAGGTTACTTCGCTTGGGTCTAGACCGTATGCACCTAGATCACGACGCAGAGCGATCATGTTAGCTACAGTAGCCTTGTTTGCCACAGCGGAAGTTACTGCGGAAGTGGTGTCGTAAATAGCCAGGCCCTTAACAGGATCTGCACCAGCACCAGCACCTAGCAGGAATGCCTTATCTACGGACTTAGCAATACGACGAAGCATTGCGTCACGTACGATAGGTAGAAGAACGATTAGAGAATCTTCTTCTTCTTCGTAGTTCATATATTCACGAGTCGCTAGTTTGTAAGCGTTCAGCGTGATTTCAGAAAGTTGGTGAACGGCAGTAGCACCGGAAGATGCGTTAGTACCGAACTGAGCGTTAGTTACCCAAGTACCGAAACCAGCTTCTGGGTTCAGAGGCATGGTCATTACGTTAGTTTGCATCGCAACTTGACGTAACAGTGGGGAAACTACTAGACGACGGCGAACTTCTTCTTCCATCTTCAGGGATACTTCTAGTTCCCAGGTAGCGCTAGCTTGGTGAGGACCGATCTTTTCAACCAGTTGCTTACCGAACTTGGTAGCCTCGATGGACTTACCAGTTACCTTGGACAGAAGAACTGCCTTTTCCTTGTCAGCGTAATCAGCATCAGCACGACCCTTGTCGCTGAAGCTCATCTTGCTTTTCTGCATAGCTTCTAGCTCAGCAGACTTTTCCTTAACTACAGCTAGTAGCTCATCGATGTTCTTCTTTGCGGAAGTGTTTTGTTCATCGAATTGCTTCTGTAGATCGGCTAGCAGAGTTTCTGCGCCGGTATTGGTTGGGGTTACAGCTGCTACAGCGGCCTTGATACGTGCATTGATATCAGCTTCAGCATCTGCCTTAGCCTTCTCTGCTGCTTCACGTTCTTGACGAGCCTTTTCAGCGCCTTCTAGGGCCGCCTTAGCTGCATCAGCAGCTGCCTTTTCTAGAGCGGCTTTAATTTCTTCTGGATTCATATTCCATTCCTTGTTGGTAGTGCTGTTCACTGCTGTAGAACTATCTAGCTCTTTAGCTTGAGCATCCTTAGACGCGAACAACTGTTTGTAAGAATTACATTCCTCAGCACTGTCGAATGCTTTGGCTAAATTAAATAAAGTATTTTGGTTGCAGGGAACTGGTACTACAGAGATTTCATGTAGCTCAACTTCCTTAATAAGGAAAACTTCAGCGGCCTGATTGTATTCAGCATCTAGGATTCGGAATCCGATACTGAAAGCAGTCATTACACCGTCTTTCACTAATTTAAATACACCCTCAGCGGCTGAGGAGATACGTGCTTTAATCCAAAGACCTTTAGAGTCAATCTTGTGCTCAGTCATGCGTCCCACTGGTTGGTGGTAGTCGTGATAAGCTAAAATGATGGGATTTTTTAGGTAATTTTCAAGACCTTTCTCCCATACTGCTGAACTAACTACATCACCGGAACGGTCAATGTCATTAGTGCTGGCGTAACCTTCGATCATGATCGAAACAATTTCACCATCCTCTTCAACCCCTTTGGTGACAAAAGCAGTATCTAGATATAAAATCTTGTTTTTATCTATCATACTATTCCTTTTCTGGTTTTGGCTTTTTAGGTGCGCCACCCAAACTAGGGTCCACCGCTGAACCGGCTATATTCGCAGGAATACGTAGTTCATCATGACCGTCTAACTTTTCGTATCTAATCTCAACACGGGCTTCGTTCGGAGTAATAATACCACCGTTTACTAGTCCAGTTAGATAGGACGATAAGTCTTTCAGTTCTGGTTGCAGAGCTGAAACGTTATTAGTAATAGGTTCAATATCGTATCCGAAGTATCTTTCTACGGATGACACGAAACTTTTTACTACAGGCATAACTGTCTCAAGATAAAACAGTCTAAGATTCGGAGAAATGTTGGCGTTGTTGCCACCATCAAATAAAACTTGCGGAACGCCTAATGCGTTTAGAATTTTTACATTATGTTGCTTAATGCTAACATCAAAGTCTAAATCCTTGAAATTTGCTTGAGATAAAGGAACTGGCTTAAGTCCGTTATCTACGATCATTGGACGACGTGCACCCGATTTAGGGTTGTACTTCTGCATCCAATATTGAATTGTTTTTTCCTTAGCAACAGTGCTAAGTGTATTTTCTGTAGTGAATACAAGGCCAGGAACGGCACCGTTTTCGAAGAAGCTCTTTTGAAACTCTTGCATACGATACATCGTAGCAATTGAATCACTGCAAGAAGCTAAGCGACTTGTTCCTCTATAGATAGAATCGTTAGATAAATCTTTAAAGTGTAAAATCTCGTCGGGCTTGAACTTGGTTTTATTATCATATTCGTAATACTTAACGAAAGTTGTTTCGTCTGGAGTAATTACTACATTTTTAGCTGGAAGGTGGTATAAGAATGCACCATCATAGTACAGAAATACGTTACCTTCTAGAATAAAGTCCGTAAACATGTTGTTACGGAATTCTTGAGTTGATTGGTAAGGGTTAGGACGAAAGTTTAAAAGCTTTTGCAGTGTCTTTACACGCATATCACCCTTAACACCTTCTACGACTTTATCCTTAATGTCGTAATCAAGTCCTGATGCTGCTCTAACGATTAAGTTAACCCCACGGTTAACTGTTTCTACTCTATCAAATGCTTTAACGATTGAGATCGGTTGATCTGTCTGAATCGTCTGACCTTCGTCATTAGCAATTGATCCCTGAGCTGGGTTTAATTTTTGGATCAGGTTGGAGAACCATGCCATATAGAATCCTTATTTGGTAAATTCGCTGAAGAATGAACCATAACTATTAGCTGGTATCGCTTTATCTCCGCCCACAAACTTGGAACGTTGAATATCCACCCATCTCTCCTGCTTAGGTTCACTTCCCAAAGCTGGAGCTTTTCCATAGATCTTATGAAGGGCTACATGATGAGTGTTGCATAAGGTACGAACTTTGTCGTACAATTCTACTTTATGCTCATCAATGAATTCTTCACGGACCGCTAGGATGCCTTCATCAGTTGAAATGTCGTAACCTTTTGCGCGAGCCCACTTTTCTAAAAGTAGAGTCATCGAAAAGAAGTGATGTAATTCTAAGTCGTTTTGTGTGCCACAGATATAGCAACTTTCCTGCTTTTCGTATGCACTCTTAGCCTTATCACGAACGTGTTTAACAGCGAGGCGTTTATTTGTGTTTTTAGCCATTTTTTCTTAACACTGTTTTCCAGATGTTCCTATTATATCAGTTAACCAAGGGTATGTCAAGTACCAAATTTATTCAGCCACCCCAAAATTACACACTTGATTCGCGAGGCAAATAGTGCTATAATAGTGGATTATGAAAGGGCAATAATGCAAATTGATTTAACCAAGGCGGTTCCTGATCTCCAAGCGGATATTGAGGAGTTTGAAAGAGAACGTGTACGATTTAGACGTGACGACTATAGACTTCATCAGCAAGTTCTAGACCTCATGCATCATATGAGTTTGGAGCTACTTGAGCAGAAGCGTAAAATTGCTAGTTTAGAAAAACTAGTAGCTTCTAATGAGGATATGCTTAGTAGGCTGGATAACAGAACTACTGGTCTTATTCGTCTAGGTGGCGGAGGTGGCGGAGGTGGGGCTGGTCTTAGTTATACCACTAATGACCCTGTCATCTACGGCAACGGAGGTCGTAATGGATGAAGTAACCAAAGCTTGTTTTCACGACCTACTAAAGGCTGGTGCTATAGTACAACAACAATTACAAGCATATCTAATTGAGATTGAGGAACTAAAGAGACGAGTTGCGGTACTTGAAGCACAAAATGTATTTAAGTTTCAAGATAAACCAGCATATCCAACAAGTTGGTGGAAGCGTAGCAAATGAAAAACAAAGAACAACTAGTATTAATTCTTGATGCAATGTTAAATCGCCTCAAGTTTATTGAACGAGTACAACGCACACAGAAAGCTGAAATTACTGAACTTCGTGAACTAGTAGTAGATTTATACTATGAAGTTAGACATAGAGGCATTCAAGGACCACCAGGACCTATGGGACCCCAAGGCGCTACGGGTATGCCAGGCAGAGATGGCGAATGCAACTGTAAACCATTCTGGAAACGTCTGTTTAAAGGTACTAATTCCACTGGGCCAGGTAGCCGTGTTAACGCTCTTTATAAACCAGGACCATATTAATGAATCAAAGACCAGCTACACTGGATGAGTTAGAATACCGAGTACGAATGCTTGAAATTAACATGGATGATCGTGTTGAAACGGTCATAACCATGAGACAATTTGAAGATTTGTGTAAGGCATTCAATCAAATGCAGAAAGAAATATTCCCTAATAGATTTCCTGTAGCTCTCGCAGGTAAAATCATTCATGTAGGTCCGAAAGGACCCAAAAAGCCTTTCTGGGAACTTCCTAATGGCCAACCTAAGTGGTGGGCTAAACCTTTTAAATCAAAATGACACCACTAAAGACAAAGATTCATGAAATCCATGCAGGAGTTATCTCAATTCGAGAACTAGCAACTGTATGTGTTAAGTTGCTAGATCGTATTGAACATCTAGAACGTATGAATATGACACCGCCTGTTCCACCTCCAGCACCTAGCGTAGAGCAGTTTCTAGAATTACACGAGCTAGTACTGAGACTTCAAAAGGAACTATTCCCTAGTGAAGCAGCCAATGGTATTTCTGGGGCTGACGGTGTTCTCAGGCCTAGACCACCATTCTCCAGTACAAAGAAGTATTAAAGTGTATACGTATACAAGGCGTAACGCACGGCATCCGCTATGTGCGAGTATTGATCATGTAA